GTATGAAACAGCTAGAGGCTGCGGTAAAGGCTTCTGGTAAAACGCCTACGAGCTACAAGTTCAAGGCTTGCTTCTACGAGGATGAGGAATGAGGTACTGATGGACTACGTTTTCCACTACAATCCCTATCGGGACCAGTGGGCAGCAATCCCTCGTGACCACTATATCGACTACTTCAACGGGATCTATGATCGCGTGATCTTCCACGACTCCATCAACAGCTTAACGAGCTACATCATCAAGCAATGGCAAAGTCAGCAAAAAAGCGAGGGGTAAATCCTCGTGGGGTAAAGCGAGTAAGCGCTGATCGTGCTGTTGTTGGAATTCGTAACTTCCAATTGCTAAACAAACTCAGCAATGAAGACTAAGAAGTTCTACGACGAGAATCCCGACAGCTACGAGAAGAAGAAGGCGTACGACAAGAAGTACCACTCCACTCGTGAGCGCAAACAGTATCGTGCGTTCTTGAACAAGAAGAACCGTCGGGCTGGAACATACGGCAACGGAGACGGCAAGGACTGGGACCACGACGAGAAGCGCTTCATCTCTGCTGTCCGTAATAGAGCTAAGAAGTGAGTTCACTACTTGACATTTACAATGAGTACTGCGTAGACTCCAACGGTTGGCATACGACCGATAAGGGTTCGTACCACGATTACATCGAAGGATATTACTCCAAGGAGTTCACAAATCCGGGTGCTGTTAAGTCTATCCTGGAGATTGGAGTTCAGAACGGAGGAAGTTTGATCCTTTGGCACGAGTGGTTCAAGAACGCTACCGTCACAGGCATTGATGTATCGAGTGAATGCTTAAAGAACTACAAGGAAGCTTCTCTTGGTCGAGTGTTTCCTCGTGTGGAAATATTAATCTCCGACGGATATGATAGGAGTTTCGTAAAGGACTTCTCTCCGGACAGCTACGACTACATTATTGACGACGGACCTCATACGTTAGAGAGTATGAAGGACGCTATTGAGCTGTGGATGCCGAAGGTGAAAGAAGGTGGTAAGCTGATCATCGAAGACCTTCAGCACGTAGAGTGGTTTGATGAGCTGGCTGCTCACGCCAAAAAGTTTGGTTACGAAAAATATCGGACCTTTGATCTCCGTAAGAACAAGGATCGTTACGACGACCTAATATTCGAGTTAGAGAAATGAAAGCGAAGAAGAAAGAAACACATATAATGGTAGACGCACCAGAAGGTCACCATTGGATGATGGAGAAGGGACGTTACTACCTTATGAAGGATAAGGATGGTAAGTTTACTCCCCACGCTGGGGCTTCGAAGGAGGCAAAATTCCGCTTATATCAATCCCATTCTCGATAGCCTTAGCTATCAGCTTCTTCCCTAAAGGTGTGTCTTCGTGACCACGTAGTCTCTTCTTAAGCTTTCCACCGATGGGAAGCCCTTCTTTCTTGTCTGGTATCTCAAAGTTCTCAGCTGTTGGATGGTACTCAAGGTCTATCTTTTCTTTTCCTGATGCAATTGCCTTCCAGCGATCAGCAATCATACGTCCCTCTTGGGTCAGAGCGTAGCGCTTACGGTAATTCCACCTGTTCTCTTCACGAAACCACATAGATGTATCCTTGTGGATGTTGATGTCCTCAGCAGAAAAGTAGTCGAACAGCAACCCCTTCTTTCGCATCCTAACAGTAAGCCAGTCTTTTGTTTGATTGTAGGATTTAGATAGCTGTTTAGCCATCCATTCGATGGTAAAGAACTCAAGGTCGTAGGCGTAGATAAGGAATTGGACGTACATAGGCTGTAGCCCGTAGTGTTGCTTGATGTAACGGTCTGCGTGCCATACGTGCTTGTACGACAGGTCACCGCGTTCGTCGCGGTAGGCGAAGTCCCTGAACTTCAGGTCTACCTTTTTCTTGAATTTTTTAGCCAATGAAGTAAATTGTATCTTTGTAGCAAAAGTACAGAATATGGGAACACTTAGCGGCCAACGCGTAAAAGATGCGTATACTTCTCTCCTTAAGCTTGAGAGTGGTACGGCTACGTCTACTACCAAAGTTATTGAGGACGGAGCTGGAAACGACACTGCCCTTAAACTGTCAACGACTAAGGTTGAAGTAAACGGAACATTTGCGTTTAGCGAAGCTCCTACAACTGGATCTACTGAAACCGCAGCGCTGTTTCTTGACTCAAGCAATAACATTGTAAAGAGAACACTTGGCTCTGCAGCGTTTACCTCTGGAGCAAGCCTTACACCTGTTGCTCCACTTGCTATTGCAGCCGATGTAATCTCAATCAGCGCACCGACTACTCTGTCGCAGCTGACTGAATCAACAGCCGCCACTGCCGATACGTTCCTTATCTACGACGCAACAGCTACGGTGTACAAGTACATCACGCTTGAAGATCTTACCCAGTACGTTGGAGCCAACACAAGTTCTAGTGCTGCTGGAAGCAACGGTCAGGTAACCTACAACAACGGAGGAGTATACGGAGGTTCATCAAGCCTTGTCTTTAACGACTCACCTGGAGCAGAACAGCTGAACTTTATGGGCCTCGACTTCGTACAACGCGAAGTTTCAAACGGAACCTGTGCATTCTTTAGCCGTTCAGACAGCGCTACAATCAACAACGCTGTAACAAATGGTGTTGTAACAACTGTTGAGGCTGACCTGTTTGCTGGTGGATGGATCATCGACTATATGATCTACGGATCTGGTGGTGCGCTTGCCCGCATTGGACAGATTCACGTTGTGTGGAACCCAGACAACTTATCTACTGTACCAGTTATGGTTGATTCTATCAAGACATCAATAGGATCATCTACCACTGCTACATTCGTGTTTAACGTAACAATCTTATCTACTACGCTTCAGCTTCGTGCAAGCAATACCACTGGAGAAAATATGACTGTTCTCCTGAACGGAAAAGCTTTCTACGCGTTCTAGTATGACGAAAGAAGAGGCACGAGTAGAGCTGTTTATCTTAGCTCGCAACAACTTTGAAGAGATTATGGAAAAGGCCAAGGATCTTGGCATCTATGATGACTTTATGATGATTGCAACTGTTGGGATTGTAGCTGGAGAGCAGGACGGTAAGAACGTTGTTGAGTCTATAGCTACAATTGACGTAGAAACTACAGAGGAAATGAACTCACTATTGATGTACCTAGCTACATCATACCAGGAGATGGATGAAGACGACGAAGATATCGATCCGTCTGATCCTGATTTCTGGCTAAATTTGAAGTAAATTAAATGAAATGGACATTATCAGAAAAATCATTGCGGGGACCGACCCGCTGAAAGCGCTAGCCTACTATGTAGGCCAGAAGGCTGGCGATGGAGAGATTCACGCCATTATGATTGACGGAGGACATCTTGTTCGACACGGAGAGAGGCGATATCTAATCTACCTGAAGAAAGACAACAGCATTATTCTGTGGAAATCTATTGAGTCTATGCCTACCATCATAGAGTACGACTGCAACTTCTAGTTGTAACCCACTTACAATTTTACTTTAATTTATATGAAACCATTGTACCACATTCTTGTACATATCCCGTCGGCTGTAAACGACACCATCAAAGTAGGTGAAACTGAAATCTACGTTGACACTAAGTTCAACGAGTTTGAGTACCGCACAATGAAGGCGAAGGTTGTTGGAATTCCAGCGAAGTTCGAATCTCAGGTAGAGGTTGGAGACTATGTGTTCCACCACCACCACGTAGCGCTGAACGATAACCAAATTGTTGACGTCAACGAAAAGGTCTACCGCGTCAACTACGACCCGTTCGGTGGTAGCGCAAACCAAGCCTACCTTATTGAGAAGCCGGATGGAACTTTGCTTGCTGTTGCAGACTGGGTGTTCCTAGAGCCAGTAGAGCAGGAGCCAGAACTCAAGAGCGACATCCTAGAACTTGTAAGCTTTAAGGAGCCTGAGAAGCGTTGGGGACGTATCGTGTACGGAAGCCAGTGGCTGGAGTCAGAAGGACTTGCTGTTGGTGACGTAGTGTTCTTCGCTAAAGACGCAGACTACGAGATGGACATCAATGGCCGCAAGCTGTGGCGTATGCAAATCCACCACCTGCTATGCGTAAAGCAGTAAGCAAGTTCACCACTGTTGACGCAGCCCGCAACCTTATCTCCGCAATGGAGGCTGCCATCCAGAATATGACCGAAGAGATTCGCAAGCCAGTGGACCCTGACCTAACGGGGTCTGCTCGCAAGGCGGAACTTCAGGCCATCAAGGATACAGCACTTGCGTGTAAGGAACTGATTGTGGAGCGACAGAAGCTAGAACAGCTAGTGGGAGACCTAGAGGAGTCTGGTGGCTTCGAGGAGGAGAAAGACTTCAAGGGAGGATTCGCAGAACGAATGGCACGTAAGTGATGGCAGGTCTGAAGATGATAGACGGCGAAGAGGTGATCAACATCTGTCCCAATGGGTCGGATGGTCCGATCATTGAGATTGAGTCGCTGAATATTCAGCTTCCAGAGCCAACGAATGTTTTATTCCAAAGTTTACCAGTAGTGAACCAAAAGTGGCAAAGAATAGAATTGCCACGAGAGCTGTCCCAGATTAAGTCTATGGACGACTGGTACGAATCACCACGAGAGTTCCAACAGAAGTGGAGTCCCTACATTGAGGAGGAGTTCCGCCGCAGGAGAGAAGGTGTGTGGTTTATGAATAACGGTGTTCAAACATACATTACTGGACACCACTATATGTTCCTTCAGTGGAGCAAAATTGACATTGGCTACCCGGGCTACCTAGACTTCCAAAGAAAGCTGTTCACCCACTTCGCCGCGTGTGAGGCTGACCCACGTTGCTTGGGACAGATCTACACCAAGTGCCGACGTTCTGGCTACACCAATATGAGTGCAGCTACTCTTGTGAACGAAGGTTCGCAGGTGAAGGAGAAGCTGTTGGGTATTATGAGCAAGACAGGTACTGACGCTCAGGAGGCGGTCTTCGGTTCCAAGATCGTGCCAATCTTTAAGAGCTATCCATTCTTCTTCTCTCCCATCCTAGATGGTACCACCAACCCACGAATGGAGCTTGCGTTCCGTGAGCCTGCAAAGCGTATCACCAAGAAGAACAAGGTTACCTCACGAGGAGAGGCACTCGACACAATCATCAACTGGAAGAACACCACCAACAACGCATATGACGGAAGCAAGACCCATATGTTGTTTCTCGACGAGGCTGGTAAGTGGCTGAATCCTAACGACATACGTGAGGTGTGGCGTATCCACAGAACGTGTTTGCTTGTTGGACGCAGGGTTATCGGCAAGGCGATGGTGGGTTCTACGGTTAATCCACTCGATAAGGGAGGCCGAGAGTTCCGTGATTTGTACTATGACTCTGACCCGAATGACCGCAACGAGAACGGACGTACCAAGAGTGGTCTGTACAAAATATTCATCCCAGCCTACGATGCGCTAGAGGGATTCTTTGATCAATATGGCTTGCCTATTGTTGACGACCCAGAGCAGCCAGTGATGACTGAGGATGGAACGTTTACTACAATCGGTGCACGCACGTTCTTGAAGAACGAGAGAAAGGGACAGCAGAACAACAGCTACGAACTGAACGAGATTATCCGTCAGTTCCCGTTCACTGAGGACGAGGCGTTCCGTGATTCGACCAAGTCTTCGCTGTTTAATATCCAGAAGATCTACGAACAGATTCAGCACAACGAGGAGCTGTACCCAAATCCAGTTATCATTGGCAACTTCCAGTGGAAGGAAGGCAAACAGGACACGGAGGTTGTCTTTGCACCAGACCCTAACGGAAGATGGCGAGTGGCGTGGCTAGCACCACAGGACATTCGAAACAAACGAAAGATAGAGAACAACAAGATGGTTGCTCCCAAC